GAGCGGCTTTGGGAACTCCCATAAAGCCATCTCTCCATTGTACCTTCGCGTTCTTAACAACGTCGTTGACAATTTGTTACTATCTATGTTTTTCCTTGTGGCAACTTTGACAAAGTGTTTGCCCATATTAAACCACTTTGTCTAGTTGTTAAGGGACATAGATGGATAGGTCATTTCTGCCTATCTCTACGGTTTCATTTGGTTATAGCCGTAGTTCGGACTATCGCTTCGCTTTTCAGCGTCTTCTCGCTTAGTCTCTGCAAGTGCTTGCACTTCTTGTGGGTTGTCCACTGCTGGATTTTCCCAATTAATCAGAGAAGATTTATACACAGCTCAATGCGTTAACTGTGTTGTTAATATCATTTTCTATCGGTTAGTTTAATTAGGCAGTTATTGGAATCTCAAGACCGAAGCCTTTATTGATTTTACCAACGACTTGTGTTGTTGAAATCACGTCTGTGATTCTTACTGGTCCCTCGGTATAATCTGTTACATCGATGGAATTTTCATCATCCAATCCAACCATTTCTCCGATATCAGTTGTGGCAGCTGTGCCAGTGCCAACATCAAAAAGGAAAGTTGAATCAGTTTCTCCAACTAAAACTGGTACCTTTCGGGCAGTTGCATAGTCAGAGTCAGTTGACGCGATTGTTTGTTGGATAAGTCCGTAGATAGCAGTGCTACCGTCGGTAGCCAATGCTAATGTACCCACTCCTCCAATAGTGCTGAGGATAGTAACTGCATCACCGTAAGTAAATTCGGTTGATACTGTTACAGGATAATGCTCCACGTGGAACTTACCTTTGAAAGGCGTTATCATCTGATTAAGTTTTTATAGTTTAATCTCGGCAGTAGAAGAGTCATCTTCTTTTGCCAATTCTTTCTTGTCAACTCTCATTGCGTCAGCGAGTTTTAATGCGCCTGGCGTGAGGGTTGAACCTTTAGAAGAAACTTTGCCTGTTGTTTTTGAGACGCTGGACATGTCGGCTACTTTAGCTTCTGCCGCACCTTTCTTTTCGCCTTTTCTGGTGGCTTCAGCCTTGAGCTTTTCAAGGTCTCCAGACTCATAATGAGTCAAGAGCAAAGCGCGGTTTAAGTCCTTAGTGATTGATTCAACGGTTTCTTTCCCATTCTTGGGAGTATAATTAGAAACAATATCGTCCCATACTTCGTCAAGACCTGGATTGCTTTCAAGGAATTTTGCAACGGCGGCTTTCTCATTGTAATCTTCTACAATGTTGGAAGCTTTTTTTTCTGCTACCTTTTCCGCCTTAGAAACGGTTTGCTTTTGGAATTTTTTGGAAGTGTCGTCTAAATCGAGTTCTTCTTCCTCTTCCTTTTTTGCTTTCTTCTCTGGTGTCAGAGTGAATTTCTTAGCAGTAAGCATACCCTTCTTGTAATTGTCCTTGTCCCGTTCCAGGGTTTCAAGTTTCGTCTTAGCCCATTCTGGTAAAGCGTCGACATCTTCATCGGCTTTGGCCTTTGGTTCAGCTTTTTCCTTCTTAGGCTTTTTTTCTTCCTGACCAGTGGAAGTAGGTTCGATGACGTTTCCGTCTGTGTCGATAACCTCGTTTTTTAAGTCTTTTTTCTCATCCATTGTTTAAACTCGTTTATTTCAACTCGCAGAGCCTACGAGCATAATGGTTAGAGAGTGAGGAAACCACTAAGGTTTCTTTTTGGTCTCCTTATTCTCCAATTTTCTTTTCTTCCATTCAGCTGTGATGTTTGTTTGAAGTCCTTGCAGTTCAAATAATCTGCCTCGAATTTCGTGTCTATCTTTATCTGATAAATCTGTGAGCATCATATTAACTAGATACTTCTTGCGCATTGTATAATAACTCTTAAAACCAGAGTCTTTATAGCTTAGATAAAGCCATTTCTGCATGTTCTCAACATCAATCTGTTCTGGTTGGTAGATTGAGTTCCCTAATAATTTTAATAAGAGTTTTTTCATAGTGGTGGTAATTGTGATATTCCTCCTCCTTGACCAGCTGTTGCTTGTTCAGCTCCAGGCAATCCTGGTTGTTGCTGTTGCTCCATTCCTGGTTGCTGTTGTTGCTCGCCAAGTGTGTAATCATCTGGCTCATCCTCGTAAGCTATAATCGTGTCAGTCACAAGCTTCTCTTGGTTCATCATCATAATCTGTGGGAAGTATGTTCCAAGAACTCTCAGTTTGTCTTCGATTTTCAGTTGGGTGAGTCCTGACTCTTTCTGATAAATAGAATCAGAGATGATTTTAATGTCATATTTCCAATCGTCCAGATAATCTGAGGTGATAGAAATAACTTCGTAGTTCTCTCCGCTCTGCATACTTCTTGTCGTTTCTTGAACATCAAGCTCACTTGCTTTCGGAAGTTCAGATTCATCTCCAACCATTTTGATTGCAAGAGTTCCTTTGTTTCCATCTGAAAGTTCTGCATTGTCAACACTGAACGTTTTGTATTCAGCAGCTTTTTCCTCGCCACTAATATTGGTGATTTTAGGTTGTGTGTAATATATCAAGATGCTCATTGTTCTGAGTTTCATTTTCTGAACCCACAAAGAAGTGAGGAACATATACATAATTCCTTTAAGTTGCTTGGCGTTCTCGTTTGCAATGACAACTTCTCTTGCTGTAACTCCTCGTCCTGCAATTCCTGATTGGTTGGAGTCAACAGAAGAAAGGTCAAGTCCTCTGGAAACAAGTTCAATCATCTTCAAATCAGCTGAGTCAACTCCAGATATAGGCATCTCTCTAACTTGAGCAATGTCTTCAACATAAATTTTGGTGTCGATTGTTGTGTTCTGGTCTTCAAGGTCGAAGTCATCTTTGTTCCTATTCCCGATAAGAAGTGCTGGAGCCATAGACTTGTAGGTCTTGTCAAGCGCCATATTGAACAGAGCGTTGATAACATCTTGCTCTCCCATGAGAGAGTTAGGTAAAGAGTTTCCATAAAAGAAGTCAGTTGCCAAAGGCTCAAACACTGTCTTGGCGAATGGATATAACTTTTCACCCTTTCCCAAAAGCAGTGGTGACTCAAATAAGAGAACACCATTTGCTAATATAACAAATTGGTCTTTGTCTTTGTTGAAATATTTTATAACCTCAATAGGTTCATCGTCAGCTTCACGCTCTTGCCAGAACTCTTTGAAATAAGTATCTGTTACATTCTTGTCAGTCAGCTCATTAGAAGTTTTGACACGAGTGGCTTTTTCATATTTTCCAAACTCTATCTTAAAGGCATCTTTATTCATTCTTTCAACCCAACAAAGAGATGGTTGTTTCTGAATGTCAAATATAGTCCAGTCAGAAATAAACAAGTTAGCAAGCGGAACAATAAAGTTCACACACTTGTCACCAGTAACAACATCTTCTTCGTCATAATCAATTTCTCCTGTCTCAGGATCATAGGATTTTATAACTTTTCTTTTGGCTGTGCTTTTCAAATAGCCATCGTAAACAACACAGGTTCCTTTTTCTGCACATTCCCATCCTTCAAAAAATATAGACTCTTCTTTATTTTCGTTGTTATAAGAATACTTGACCAAGTTGCGCATGATGTCTGCTCTGGACTGATCACGCTCGTCATTCTCATTCTGAGCAACAATTCTTGTTTGTGGAATGTCAAGTGCCACAGCAGCAAGTGTCGCTTTAAATTTGTTCTTAGTAACTGGGTGAAAGACGTTTGATTGCCAGGACTCTTTGCCTTGAGCCTCTCTGGTAGGAACATATCCATTCAACCTTAACTGAGAATCGTCAATAAAGTCTCTTAAAGTGCGGTCGTTAAAATAGTTCCACTTTTGATTGCGCAGGTCGCGCATTTTTTCAAACTCATCGTATATCCCCTGTATGGTCTTTTTATCCTTGTCGGATGGACTGTATTTTTTCATATAAATTTGTATTCCTTAGCTTTTTGAGGGGTTATATCCTCAGTGGGGAATTGTTTGATTTTATAGAGGTCTTCCATGTCAACCTTTTGATTGACAGCTAAAAGCGCAGTAGCAGCTTCAGCCTCAGCAACTTTAGTAGGATTTATGTTCCCTCTTGAGTCAAGAACCTTTTTCCCATACCAGTTCAAGACGTTAAGTGTGTTATTTAAAAGATTCTTTATCTTCGTTTTTGCGCGCCATACTTTATGTTTGTCTTCGTTCCTTTTCGCTTCTGGGTCCTTTTCGATTTCCCAGCCATAGGCGAAGAGTTCCTTGATGCCATCTTTCGTAACCACAGGAGCAGCACCTTCCATTTTGTCACCATTACGCCACAGATAGATAACCCATGGTTTGATTGTTTTCTTTGGTTTTCTTAAGGTTGATTTATTTGCCATAATCAGTAGCCTTTTTAGCTATCTTCTTAACAAAGTATTTAAATCGCATATTTAGGAACTCATAAGGTGGGACTCCTTCTTGTGTGAACATAGCAAACATCTCAGTAGCTAAACGCTCTCGTGGATAGCACTTATAAAACTCCTTCTCTAAACTCTTGACTATTTCATCCTTTTTCAATAGTTCGTCATTTTAACTTTTATCCCCTGGACAAGCTCACGTGTTTTCCGTCTGAGCAGTCTATCTTCTCTCAGGGGCAGTTTTTCACTTAATCCCCAACAGGAGAGCGCCAGAGACATGATTCTGTCGTCGTGTAAGCCCTCAGGGACTCTCATTTTGGCTTTTGTGCCCACTAGCTCATACTGCATACTTTTAAGCTCGTCAAGGAGCTCCTGTTCGTTCGGTATCTTTAATTTGTCCTGTTCAAACATAACTTGAAGGTTCTGCAATAACTGCATCCTGGACACCTCTGTAAACTTAAAAGCTTCCACAGATGGTAATTGACGTTGCAAATCTTCAACAATTGGGTCTCCTACTCCAGTCGAATCTATATAGGTTCTAGCTTTGTTCCAATAACGAATCTCCTTAATAATAGCTTCTTTCTGCTCAGCCCAATCTATTCTATTGAACTTTATTTGCTTTATACACTCAAATGTGTGCAAATCTAGGATAGAAATAACAGTAAAATCGCGATATTTTGCCAAATCTATACCCATTTGGTACCTGTGGTTCCGTTCTAACTCCAGTTTCTTATTGTGAACGTTTTCATCTATCCTGCGGAAACAAGCAGTAGCGCCTTCAATATATTTGCAATAAAACTCTTGGTCAGCTAGATCCTCAGGCATACCTTCTTTAATCTCGTCTATAATGTCCTTTCTTGACAATACACCTGTGTCCTCAATAGTAAGCATCTCAGTGAACCAGTTTTTGTTCTTTTTGATAATCTGATGAAGTTTCCACGCATGGTTCATCCCTCTAGGAGTAAAATTGAATATAGCCCATCCTTTGTTAATCATCAAAATAGGTCGTAAAAAGTCCCATACAGTAGGAGAACAAATAGAATACTCCGATAATATAACTCCTTTAGGGTTGGTTCCAACAGATGTTTTATCAAACGTATCAGCAGCAATCAGCTGTATAATAGACCCATTTGTCAGTTCAATCTTCAACTCATCCTCTCGCCGCTTCTTGGTAAGCTCAGCAGGTATATGATCCAGCATCCTAAACCCATCATCATCCATGTTGTCCCAGATAACCTTCTTAGCCTGTGTATATGACGGCAGAAAGTAAAAATAGGCCCCCTTTTCGGCAACGGCCTTCTTAATCATATAATTCCAACAAGTCTTATCTTTACCAGAACGCCTATGCCATACTATCAAAGCTCTCTTAACTCCTTCATCCAGAGACTGCAATAGAGGTAACTGGTACTTGCGGGGTGTGAAATTATGTGGTATATCTAAGTCCATTTGTAAGGTCTCGTGTTAATCCTCTATATATATATTTAAATTTCTGAGAAAGTGTGGGTATACCCCCTACCCCCTTTGTTCTCATGTTCTTTGATTTGTCTCCATATTCACGGGTTTACACTCAATCATGTCTTTATAATGCCTTGTCTAA